AGGGTTACCCCTCTCTCGTTTTCGCCCTGTGTGAGGAGTTTAAGGGCGTTTTTCGGGTAGTTTTGAATCGCCTTGAAGTATGTCGCTCAAGAGTTCGTGTCTTATATCTAGTTTTAACTGTTTTGGTAAATCCTGGTTCATGATGACTAGATCGGAGACTTTAGGCTTATATGTCTTATGGTTATTAGCTTGATACTCTGCCTCGTCTGTGTACCTCCAAAGGATCGTATCTTCATGCAGTTCTGATTTAAAACCAAATATGTAACGTTCTTTAAATTTATTCATGGTAGAAGCCTATCCTGTGCAAAAAATTAACAAAGGAATTGGAGTTTATTAAATCTCTGCGCCTTGTCTTGCGTGGTTCACCTTCTATAAGCGCGTTGGTTTTCATGTCATAAACTTCTTTTCTACCGTCATTATAGATTTTGGTTCTTGTGCCTTTCCAACAGTCTCCCTCGTAAGATTTAATTTGTTGCGCCCATTCCTCGTAGGCTTGTAGGCCTTTTTGTTTTTCTACTGCGTCTCTGAATTCAGTCATTGGTTATTCTCCTCTAAATCTTCAAGTTCTACATATTCAGAGATATGAGACCAATCTAGATTAGGCGCACGAAATATCTTGATACTTCCGTCGTCGTTAAGTATCTCGTTACCCTCTTCATCATATAAATAAAAAGTACAATCCCACACTACAATATCGTTGTTTTTATTTTTTAATACGTCTACTTTAGCCATTAGTTTTTCTCCTTATTGGTTATATCTTCAAGCTGGTACTTGATCTCATTAATAAAATTAACGTGGTTTAGGTTCTCTACCTCGTCAGCGTGTGCCAGATATTGTTCTATTCTAGCTAGAGTGCGCTCCAGTCTTTCTTGTACTGGCATATCCTGGAGTATCTCTTCAAGTTGCTTGTGTATGGTTTCGCCTTGCTTACTCATTGTCTGATTCCTTAGTTGTTGTAATTCTGTTTCTAGTTCTACGATCTCAGACTGCGTCATTAAATGACGTTCTTGTCTAAGTTCTGCTTCTATATGGATTATTCTATGGTTCATTGGTTAGACCTCTCTTACTTTGTAGCTTTCTCTAGTTATAGAGTGTTTAAAATAATCGTAACCATTAGACGAACACATATACATAATCGGCTCATCTTTTAAGTATGGTTTACTTTTCCATAAGTTATTAAAGGCCAGCTTAAAATCGTTTTTACTAGATGATTTATCGGTTATAAAATTATTCATTGGTTACGCTCCTATAACTCCTCGCTGGCTCTCGTATCTAATTCATCAAACCTTTCTTGATAATCGCAATCCCACAATAGTTTTTTCCATAAAGTTATGTCTATTTTTGTGTCGTGGATTATAAGTTCAAGAACTCTTTGCGTTTCGTATTGACGTAATCCATCAAAGTAATAATCGCATAATAATTCATGGATTATTGCATCATGTAAGGGTCGCAAATCTAACGTGGTATCTATTAGGCATTTACTAGCATACTCTAAGAGCGGAGCATATCTTTCTGTATAAAATGTTTTTTTCGCCCAGCGTTGCGCCTTGTCTTCGGTGCTGTGTAGGTCGTCTTCGTATGTACTTGTGTAAGCAGATAAAGCGTTAGTAAAAAATAATAAACATTGATCAACGTCTAAATTTTCAACGCGATTAAACAACTTCCTAATAAATATAGGTTTATCATGTTTCCAATCTCTCATGTTACGCTCCTAGTTGATATAAGAATAGAAAGAAAAAGCCACACATTGCGACACAGTAAAAGAACCGTATCGCATAGGCTTTGATTGTTGTGCTTTTGGTTTTAATCATTAGGCTACCTCCTCATTCCATATTATTTGGTTACATACATGTTCAACAGACCACCATGCCAGAAGATTTTTAAATGTTGTATCGCTAGTTACGTTTTTGGCATACTCAGACCATGTACCTATAAAACCAAAAACAGTATTGTGTCCGAATTCCTTTGATTCTTGTTCTAGTAATTCCCAAATTTCGTCTTTATGATCATAATAAAACTTAACTGTATCGTTATAATAAATTAGATCGTTACATGCTCCATTGACACAACCATTTTCAGATATGCTGATTATGTCTTCTGGTTCTTGTGTTTCTAATATCCATTCTTTTATTGTTGTCATGTTTTTCTCCTCTATTTAATTAATGACATGCACTATTCTACACTTTTGTTCACATATTGCAACACCTTTTATAAAAAAAAATGTGCTAATAGGTAAAATGCCTATAAAATAGGAATATGCAAGGGACACAAATAAAAGCAAAACCAGGGAGAAAGAAAAAACTTTCACAATTAACAGAAGAAGACTATCAACAAATTATGCAATGGTCGGGAGATGGGCTTTCAGAAACTCAGATCGCAACTTTATTAAATTGTAGTATCTCAACTATAACTAGAGAAAAGAAAAGAAATGAGCAATTTGAACACGCTATAAAAAAAGGGAGATATCAAGCAGTTCAAAAAGTGGCCAATAAAGTTTATGAGAATGCTATGGAAGGCAAGGAAACCAGCGCAATATTTTTCTTAAAGAACCGCGACCCTTTAAATTGGAGTGATCGGCAACAGGTAGATCATCAAATTAATCTCTCAAATGTACTACAAGAAGCGCAAGGTAGAGTTATAGAGGGCAAAAGTGAGCGAATAGATATGAAAGAGGTACAAGTCCCTTATGAAGAACTAACCACCAATAAAAAAACCAATAAATAACAGAGTGTAACTATGATTTTCTCTAATCTCCCTAGTACAAAGAATCAGCGTTACAGAAGCGGTTTCTCTGTGTTGCACCTCTCCGCAACTGTTCACCGCTTCACCTGTTACCCCATAAATAAAGGCTTTTAATGATAGTAAGTACTTACTTACTTATTCAAGACCCCCAGTCAATTTATATCGGCGGGGCACAGTCAACGTATAGTGTGAAATAAAATTTTTATAAAAAAATGAAATACAGTCCACAAGAAGAAAAAGAACTGATGACCTCCATCTGGTCACTCAACATAAAAGATGATCCTTTAAACTTTGTACGCTTTGTCTTCCCTTGGGGTCAAAAGGACACCCCCCTCGAACACTTTGAAGGGCCAAGAAAGTGGCAAGAAAAAATTTTGCGAGATATTGCAATACATATACAACGTAACAACTCTATTGATATGCCAGAGATGTTTAGACTGGCAGTCGGATCAGGTCGTGGAATCGGTAAGTCTGCCTTAGTCGCATGGATCATCTTATGGATGCTCTCCACCCGACTTGGCTCAACTGTCATCGTCACCGCCAACACCGAACAACAGCTACGCTCAAGAACATGGGCAGAACTCGGTAAGTGGCTCACACTCTCCATACATTCTCATTGGTTTCAAAAGACAGCAACAACCATCAAGCCCGCAGCCTGGTTTGAAGAAGCACTCATAAGAGATTTAAAAATAGACACAGGCTACTACTACGCACAAGCGCAACTCTGGTCAGAAGAAAACCCAGATGCTTTCGCTGGTATTCACTCCAGCTACGGTGTGTGCCTTATTATGGATGAGGCTTCAGGTATACCCGCACCCATCTACTCTGTGTCAGAAGGTTTCTTCTCAGAGCCTACCCCCAATCGTTTCTGGTTTACCTTCTCCAACCCCAGAAGAAATACAGGGCCTTTCTACGACAGCTTCCACTCCAAACGTGCCTTTTGGAAGTCGGAGCAGATAGACTCTCGTGACGTAGAAGGAACAGACAAAGAACTATTCCAAAGAATGATAGAACAGTATGGAGAAGACTCTACTGTATCTAGAGTAGAAGTTATGGGTCAGTTTCCAAAGGCAGATGACGATACCGTTATCCCTATGGACTTAATTAATTCTGCCATAGATAGAGAAGTTACACTCACCGCAAGCGAACCGATTCTATGGGGATTAGACGTAGCTAGATTCGGTGGCGACAATTCTGCGCTTTGCATACGACAAGGAAATACAGTTTTAGAAATAGTTAGTTTTCAATCTATGGACTTGATGCAGTTATGCGGTGCAATAAAAAATCGTTATGACGACTCAACTGCGATAGAGCAACCACAAGAGATATTGGTTGACGTAATTGGTTTGGGTAGCGGAGTCGTGGATAGATTAGCAGAACAGAATTTACCTGTGCGTGGTGTGAATGTAGCCGAAGCACCGAGCACGAAAAAGAATTATTTAAACCTACGAGCAGAGCTTTGGTTTGCAATAAAGGATTGGTTGGCGCAGCGTGATTGCCGACTTCCTAATAATGATGAGCTTGCTTCGGAACTCGCTGCGCCTCAATACAAATATACATCATCTGGAAAAATTAAAATAGAAAGTAAAGACGAAATGCGTAAAAGAGGTATAAAATCTCCAGACAAGGCAGACGCATTA